ATGCAGACAGCATTCAAGAAGTTACCCAAAGGCTAGATTTAAAAACCCCAAATGTGCAATCTGGTGAATTTATAGAAAAAAGTATTGCACCAGGAGGTGCAAATCAAAGATCTGCTCCTCAATGGATGTTGCCTTTACTTTTAGGGTTGTACGGGACTGTAACACCTGCTCTTGAAGCATATGAAGATGGCCCCAACAAAAAGAAAAGGAGAAAGGAAGGACCCCGTGCAAGTTCCAAAACTTCTTATAAGAGGAGGAGTAGAAGTTCTAGAAGTTAAAACTGGGGTTGACTCAATTACAGAGGTAGAATGCTTTTTAACTCCAGAAATGGGTGACCCAGATGAGCATCTTAGGGGTTTTAGTAAGTCTATATCTATATCAGATACATTTGAAAGTGACTCCCCAAATAAGGACATGCTTCCTTGTTACAGTGTGGCCAGAATTCCACTACCCAATCTAAATGAGGATCTAACCTGTGGAAATATACTCATGTGGGAGGCTGTGACCTTAAAAACTGAGGTTATAGGGGTGACAACTTTGATGAATGTGCACTCTAATGGGCAAGCAACTCATGACAATGGTGCAGCAAAGCCAGTGCAGGGCACCAGCTTTCATTTTTTTTCTGTTGGGGGGGAGGCTTTAGAATTACAGGGGGTGGTTTTTAATTACAGAACAACGTACCCAGATGGAACAATTTTTCCAAAGAATGCCACAGTGCAATCTCAAGTCATGAACACAGAGCACAAGGCGTACCTAGATAAGAACAAAGCATATCCTGTTGAATGTTGGGTTCCTGATCCCACCAGAAATGAAAACACAAGATATTTTGGGACACTAACAGGAGGAGAAAATGTTCCTCCAGTTCTTCATATAACAAACACTGCCACAACAGTGTTGCTTGATGAATTTGGTGTTGGGCCACTTTGCAAAGGTGACAACTTATATTTGTCAGCTGTTGATGTCTGTGGCATGTTTACTAACAGGTCTGGTTCCCAGCAGTGGAGAGGACTCTCCAGATATTTTAAGGTTCAGCTAAGGAAAAGGAGGGTTAAAAACCCCTACCCAATTTCTTTTCTTCTTACTGATTTAATTAACAGAAGGACTCCTAGAGTTGATGGGCAGCCTATGTATGGCATGGATGCTCAAGTAGAGGAGGTTAGAGTTTTTGAGGGAACAGAGGAGCTTCCAGGGGACCCAGACATGATGAGATACGTTGACAGATATGGACAGTTGCAGACAAAAATGCTGTAATCAAAAGCCTTTATTGTAATATGCAGTACATTTTAATAAAGTATAACCAGCTTTACTTAACATTTGCAGTTATTTTGGGGGAGGGGTCTTTGGTTTTTTGAAACATTGAAAGCCTTTACAGATGTGATAAGTGCAGTTTTCCTGTGTGTCTGCACCAGAGGCTTCTGAGACCTGGGAAAAGCATTGTGATTGTGATTCAGTGCTTGATCCATGTCCAGAGTCTTCTGCTTCAGAATCTTCCTCTCTAGGAAAGTCAAGAATGGGTCTCCCCATACCAACATTAGCTTTCATAGTAGAAAATGTATACATGCTTATTTCTAAATCCAGCCTTTCTTTCCACTGCACAATCCTCTCATGAATGGCAGCTGCAAAGTCAGCAACTGGCCTAAACCAGATTAAAAGCAAAAGCAAAGTCATACCACTTTGCAAAATCCTTTTTTCTAGCAAATACTCAGAGCAGCTTAGTGATTTTCTCAGGTAGGCCTTTGGTCTAAAATCTATTTGCCTTACAAATCTGGCCTGTAAAGTTCTAGGCACTGAATATTCATTCATGGTTACAATTCCAGGTGGAAACACCTGTGTTCTTTTGTTTTGGTGTTTCCTCTCTAAATTAACTTTTACACTTCCATCTAAGTAATCTCTTAAGCAATCAAGGTTGCTTATGCCATGCCCTGAAGGTAAATCCCTTGACTCTGCACCAGTTCCTTTTACATCCTCAAATACAACCATAAACTGATCTATACCCACTCCTAACTCAAAGTTTAATCTTTCTAATGGCATATTAACATTTAATGACTTTCCCCCACAGAGATCAAGTAAAGCAGCAGCTAAAGTAGTCTTGCCACTGTCTATTGGCCCCTTGAATAGCCAGTACCTTTTTTTTGGAATGTTTAATACAATGCATTTTAGAAAGTCATAAATAACAGTGTCCATTTGAGGCAGCAAGCAATGAATCCAGGCCACCCCAGCCATATATTGCTCTAAAACAGCATTGCCATGTGCCCCAAAAATCAAGTCCATTTTATCAAGCAAGAAATTAAACCTTTCAACTAACATTTCTTCTCTGGTCATGTGGATGCTGTCAACCCTTTGTTTGGCTGCTACAGTATCAACAGCCTGCTGGCAAATGCTTTTTTGATTTTTGCTATCTGCAAAAATTTGGGCATTATAATAGTGTTTTTCATGATGGTTAAAGTGATTTGGCTGATCCTTTTTCTCACATTTTTTGCATTGCTGTGGGTTTTCCTGAAAGTCTAAGTACATGCCCATAAGCAAAAAAACATCCTCACACTTGGTTTCCAAGGCATACTGTGTAACTAATTTCCATGACACCTGCTTAGTTTCTTCTGGTTCTTCTGGGTTAAAGTCATGCTCCTTAAGGCCCCCCTGAATACTTTCTTCTACTACTGCATATGGCTGTCTACACAGGGCACTATAAAACAAGTATTCCTTATTCACACCTTTACAAATTAAAAAACTAAAGGTACACAGTTTTTGACAGTAATTATTAATTGCTGACACTCTATGTCTATGTGGTGTTAAGAAAAACAAAATATTATGACCCCCAAAACCATGTCTACTTATAAAAGTTACAGAATATTTTTCCATAAGTTTCTTATATAAAATTTGAGCTTTTTCTTTAGTGGTATACACAGCAAAAGAAGCAACAGTTCTATTACTAAACACAGCTTGACTGAGGAATGCATGCAGATCTACAGGAAAGTCTTTAGGGTCTTCTACCTTTTTTTTCTTCTTAGGTGGGGTAGAGTGTTGGGATCCTGTGTTTTCATCATCACTGGCAAACATTTCTTCATGGCAAAACAGGTCTTCATCCCACTTCTCATTAAATGTATTCCACCAGGATTCCCATTCATCTGTTCCATAGGTTGGCACCTAAAAAAAAACAATTAAGTTTATTGTAAAAAACAAAATGCCCTGCAAAAGAAAAATAGTGGTTTACCTTAAAGCTTTAGATCCCTGTAGGGGGTGTCTCCAAGAACCTTCTCCCAGCAATGAAGAGCTTCTTGGGTTAAGTCACACCCAAACCATTGTCTGAAGCAATCAAAGCAATAGCAATCTATCCACACAAGTGGGCTGCTTCTTAAAAATTTTCTGTTTCTATGCCTTAATTTTAGCATGCACATTAAACAGGGGCAATGCACTGAAGGATTAGTGGCACAGTTAGGCCATTCCTTGCAATAAAGGGTATCAGAATTAGGAGGAAAATCACAACCAACCTCTGAACTATTCCATGTACCAAAATCAGGCTGATGAGCAACTTTTACACCTTGTTCCATTTTTTTATATAAAAAATTCATTCTCTTCATCTTGTCTTCGTCCCCACCTTTATCAGGGTGGAGTTCTTTGCATTTTTTCAGATAAGCTTTTCTCATGATAGGAATGTTTCCCCATGCAGACCTATCAAGGCCTAATAAATCCATAAGCTCCATGGATTCCTCCCTATTCAGCACTTTGTCCATTTTAGCTTTTTGCAGCAAAAAATTACTGCAAAAAAGGGAAAAACAAGGGAATTTCCCTGGCCTCCTAAAAAGCCTCCACGCCCTTACTACTTCTGAGTAAGCTTGGAGGCGGAGGCGGCCTCGGCCTCCTGTATATATAAAAAAAAGGGAAGGTAGGGAGGAGCTGGCTAAAACTGGATGGCTGCCAGCCAAGCATGAGCTCATACCTAGGGAGCCAACCAGCTGACAGCCAGAGGGAGCCCTGGCTGCATGCCACTGGCAGTTATAGTGAAACCCCTCCCATAGTCCTTAATCACAAGTAAACAAAGCACAAGGGGAAGTGGAAAGCAGCCAAGGGAACATGTTTTGCGAGCCAGAGCTGTTTTGGCTTGTCACCAGCTGGCCATGGTTCTTCGCCAGCTGTCACGTAAGGCTTCTGTGAAAGTTAGTAAAACCTGGAGTGGAACTAAAAAAAGAGCTCAAAGGATTTTAATTTTTTTGTTAGAATTTTTGCTGGACTTTTGCACAGGTGAAGACAGTGTAGACGGGAAAAAAAGACAGAGACACAGTGGTTTGACTCAGCAGACATACAGTGCTTTGCCTGAACCAAAAGCTACATAGGTAAGTAATGTTTTTTTTTGTGTTTTCAGGTTCATGGGTGCCGCACTTGCACTTTTGGGGGACCTAGTTGCTACTGTTTCTGAGGCTGCTGCTGCCACAGGATTTTCAGTAGCTGAAATTGCTGCTGGAGAGGCTGCTGCTACTATAGAAGTTGAAATTGCATCCCTTGCTACTGTAGAGGGGATTACAAGTACCTCTGAGGCTATAGCTGCTATAGGCCTTACTCCTGAAACATATGCTGTAATAACTGGAGCTCCGGGGGCTGTAGCTGGGTTTGCTGCATTGGTTCAAACTGTAACTGGTGGTAGTGCTATTGCTCAGTTGGGATATAGATTTTTTGCTGACTGGGATCATAAAGTTTCAACAGTTGGGCTTTTTCAGCAGCCAGCTATGGCTTTACAATTATTTAATCCAGAAGACTACTATGATATTTTATTTCCTGGAGTGAATGCCTTTGTTAACAATATTCACTATTTAGATCCTAGACATTGGGGCCCGTCCTTGTTCTCCACAATCTCCCAGGCTTTTTGGAATCTTGTTAGAGATGATTTGCCAGCCTTAACCTCTCAGGAAATTCAGAGAAGAACCCAAAAACTATTTGTTGAAAATTTAGCAAGGTTTTTGGAAGAAACTACTTGGGCAATAGTTAATTCACCAGCTAACTTATATAATTATATTTCAGACTATTATTCTAGATTGTCTCCAGTTAGGCCCTCTATGGTAAGGCAAGTTGCCCAAAGGGAGGGAACCT